TCGGTTTGTCTCTTCCTCGAATATCGCCAAGATCTCCTCGGTGGTGATGTAGCGGGACCGTGCGTTCAGGTGCAGGATCGGCATCGGCTCACCGCCCCACGTCAGCGGCTCGGTGTGCTCCTGGTTGGACCGCTGTGCTACCGGGATGAGCCGGGTTACGTTTAATGTCAACTCAGGCACGCGCTAAACCTTCCAGGTGTGGCCGTCGAACGAGAAGTGTCCACCCGTGATCGGCACCACCTCCGGTTTGACGTGCTTGCCGTCTACGGTGAGAACCCCAAACCCCTGCTGCCAGTTGCCGGTCCCGCCTTTCAGGTACTCCGCGAGCTTCATGTTCATCAGGTTCCCTACCTCCATCCCGGTCAGCAGGGACTGAACCTTCCCGCCGTATCCGCGTGTCTCGGAGAGGATTCCCATCCGGTGGGTGTGCCCCATCACGACGGACTTGCCGAACTTCCGGGCTGCGCCCATCGCGGTGTTACCGGCGATACGGGACAGGCTGATCTGGCCCCGGTGCCCGTGCGTGGACAACCAACCCGGTGCTACGTCGTAGAACTCCGGTAGCAGCTCGACCCCGAAACCGTCGAAGTCCAAGAGCATCTCGAAGTGGAACGACTCCGAGAACTGCGCCAGCGCGGGAGCGTACTTCGCCAGGTACTCCCGAGGACGCAGATCGTGGTTGCCTTCGTGGATACCGAACGGGCCGGCGTAGACCTCGCGGACAGGCTCTAGGAAGCGCCTCTTGACCTGCTCGACGTCCTCCTTAACCTGCTGGGCGAACTCCTGGGCGTACCCTTTGCTCCATCTACCGGAGGTGGGGTTGTCCATCAAGTCCCCGATGTGGATCAGCTCGTCGGGCTGTGTGTCGCTGATGAATTGGATAACCGCTTTGAGTGCTCTGCGGTCGTCGTAGGGCATCTGTGTGTCGCTGATGATGCAGATTCGTTTAGACATCGAGGTCGGCCACTTCCATCCGTTGGATCAATCGCTTCAGGTAGACCTCGGCCTTGCGGAGATCCTCCAGTCCGTTCTTCTTCTTGTAGCGGAGCATGTACTTCCCGACCTGCCAGCCCAGCGGGTCGTCGGGGAAGAACGCTTCGAGGACGTCGATCGCCTCGTAGTCACCCGCTCGGTAATGAGCGGGTTCATGCACGTTGTCAGTCATCGTCACCTGTCCATACGAAGTCGTGGATGCCGACGCGGAGAATCCGCTCGGCTAAAGCGTCGGGGGCTTCGCCCCCAAGCGCGTTGGGGTCGAGGAGGTCTCCCCAACCTCCGAGGAACTGCGCTTCCGTTACCGGATCGGGGTCAGCGGTCATGTCAATCTCTCTAGTAGGGCTTCGCGCCCTCCGCTGACCAGCATCGAGTTGACGTCCTGGCCTGGGGGGCTTGGGATTACCTTCGCGTTCGGCAGCTTCTCGGCCACCGAGTTAGCGAACCGCATCCCCGCTTCGTCCCCGTCCGCGAGGATGAAGACCTCGCGGTACCCGAGGAACGGTTCTCGGAAGTGCGGCTTCCACGCCTCCGCGCCGGGGACACCTACGGTGTCGATCCCGCACGCTTCAGCGGAGATAGCGTCGATCTCACCTTCGGTGATAGCGATCGCGGGTGTGTTCTTCAGCAGCGCCGTGGTGTTATACAGCCGAGGTCGGTCCCCGGCTGCGAGCATGTACTTAGGTCGGTCACCCGCTAAGCGACGGAACTTGATCGACACCACCGACCACCCGAACTCCAGCGACCACCGCAGATACGGGATCGCTAAGCAGCCTCGGTACATCTCGTGACCTTTAGAAGGTTCTGCGACGTACCCGAGCCGGAAGCGGGCTTTGTCCTCGTGTATCAGGCTCGGGAACGCCAGACCCCTGCTCGCTAAATACTCTTCGGCGGGACTGCCGGCGAGGCTTTGGTGGTAGGTCTCCGCAGCTTCCCTGAGATAGCTCTTCTGCGATTCGGACTGCCGTTGGATAAGACACCTCCTCTTGGGTTTTGATGATGTGGACCGGGCTGCCTCTGACGCCGCAGCCGAGGCAGTTGTAGGCGTTGAGCGTGTAAGAGACTGCTGCGGACGCTGTCTCGTCTGGATGAAAAGGACAACGGCAGGGAATCCACGGCTTCCCCGTGTCTCTCGGCGGGCTCCAGTCGGGGCGGTAGCGGTGTATCACCGCCACGATCAAGGGTTCGCCCACTTCTCCTGCATCGCTTTCCACGCCTTGTCGTCCCACTCCTGCTGAGCCGCCGCATACGCAGCCCACTTCTCTTCCCGCTCCTGCTCGGCGTACGACGGCATGTGCGCGATCTCGTAGATCGACAGGTCCACGACGTCGAAGGACTGGTCGAGGACATGCTCGATGTCCTCGTGCAGGTCGCTGTCGTCGTCGGCTGGGACGCGGATGATCGCGTCGATCCGGTGGTAGCGACGTTTGATGTGGCCGGGGCAAATCTCACACATCACAGAGGGGTAGTCGGGGTTCGGCTCCCCAGAGAGATCGCAGATGTAGGTCATGCTGCTCCTTCGTTCAATGTCAACTGTTCGAGCAGTTGAGACCCGATGTACTCGGTGTAAGCCGGTGGTATAGCCTCTGCTAGCTCCAACCGGACGTCTGTCCAGTCGATACCCATAGCCTGCTGCCATTGAGCGACGGTGCCCTTGCCCCCGCCAGCCCCATACACCGCGAAGTACGGGCCGTCGTAGTACTTCCCGTGCCTCCACCCCGCGACCTTGCCCCGGTGCTTGACATGGGCTGGCTGGTCGAGCTCTACGCTCGACTCGAACTTCCTGTGGCGTATCACGCCGAGCCCGAACATCTCCCCGCACAACGTGATGGGGTTGTGTAACGGGGCCGGGGGCACGTTCTCGATAACGTACGGCAAGCCTGTCTGCATCAACAGATCTCGGGTTGCGGCGACCAAGTCTGGGTATTCGTGTGTGTTCCCGTTGTTGCCTTTGGCTAGCGTGGTGTACGCCTGACACGGCGGGCTAGCGTGGATAGCCGATACAGTCTCCAGCTTGGCTATACAGAGAAACTCCAGCGCATCCCGTTGGACGAACGTGAACGGGTACCTAGGTTGGTCAACGATGTCCACACCGATGACGTCGAACCCGGCCCGGTGGTAGCCCACGGCGGCACCGCCAGCACCGCAGTAGAGGTCGAGCAAGAGTGGTCTTGTCATCTTTCTCCGTTCTATGTCAACTGTTCGATAGGAGCTATCCGCTCCCCGATGACTTGGACAGCGGGTGGGTATTCGAGGTAGTCGATAGCCCGTTGCAGCGCCTCTACGTCGTCGCGCAGCAGCCCGAGGACGTATTTGTTGCACGCCGTGTCCAGCAGCCCGCGTACCACCCCGGTCTTGTGATCGTGATCCACCGACAGCCGCTTGCGGCTGCCGTTCCCGCGCCGGCAGATGTAGCACCGCCCGCCCTGGTGATCGTAGATCGCCCAATACTCCTCGGCGGTGATGCCGTAGACGATCTCGATCCGCTTCTCCCACGACGCGCTGTTGCGTTGCATCCGCAGTGCTCGGTGGTGGGTGTTACACCTCGGGCCGGGGTGTGGCGCTTTGCGTTTGGTCTGTATCCCTTCGGCCTCGCAGTCTTTACAGCTCTTCCGCTTCGCGGTGACGTTGTTGGGCGGGTACCGCTTCTTCGGTTTGGTCAAAGCGGCTTACCCCCGCTGATGAGGTAGACGTACACCACCAACCCGAGCAGGCAGACGAAGGCGACGTACTGGCCCCAGTTCCAGGCGATCACCGGATCATCCTGCGGAAGAACTCGCGGGAGATCAGCTTCGCGCCTTTGTCCACGACGGTCACCGCCTGCGGGGAGTCGTCGCGTTCTATGTCAAGCCTGATACGTGCGACTTCGAGTCCGAAGACGTTGAAGGACAGGGTCATCGGTGTTCCTTTCTCGTTCTATGTCAACTCTGGGTCATCAACAAAGCACCCGCAGCCGCCGATGTCATCGGCGTCTACCAGCTCGGGCTCACCGTTGACACGTCGCCGGAAAACCGACAACGGCAACGGTTTAACCTTCCCGCCTCGACGGTCCCGTAGGATCGCCACGTCCTTGCCGAGGTAGTCGCGCAGCCCCTGCTCCTCGCGTTCCCACACCGCGTACCGCTCGGGGTTCTGCTCCAACAGCATCTTGAACTGGCCTTGGCCGGCGCGGACGCAGCCGCCTCCGCAGTTGTTGTGCGGGAACCCTTTCTCGTAAAGCCTTGGCGGGTCGAGTCCTTCGGACTCGGCCCACTTAATCATCTGCTCCTTGTCGAGGAACGGCGGATCGGTCAGGGGTGCCTTCGCGACGTAGGGCAGGTATGCCTTCTCGACTGCTGGTAGGCGGTGCGTCTCGCTCCAGTCGATGCCTACGTAGACGACAGCCGATCCGTCAGGACAGTTCTCGTCCAGCCAGTTCCGGCACGGGATCTGCTTGAGGAACTTCGAGCAGTTGGCAAGGCGGGTGTTGCCGAGGAACCGATCGTCTCGGAAGACTTCCCAGATGTTCCTGCCGTCAGCGACCCGAACGAGCTGGCCTCCAACATTCTCGGCTGCCTCTTTGATGAACCTGTAGGTGTCTTCGTCTTCACCTATATGGGGGTTGACGGTGTCGCCCTTTACATCAGCGAACAGCAGCACCAGATCGTCGGTGCCATGCTCTTCGGCGACTCGCTTCGCGGTAGCCCATGACCCGATGCCACCGGAGAACATGACAACGTGTTTCATCTAGATCCTCACTTCATCTTCTTCTTGCCGGTCTTCTTCTTGCCTGACGACTTCTTCTTTTTCTTCACAACTCACCCCCTCCCACGTCGTTCTATGTCAACTATACGGTATCACGACATCTTGTTGACGACCGTGCGTACTCGCGGGATCGCACCGCCGATCCACACCGCAACCCACGGGGTCAGCGCGAAGATCTGCCAAAACGTAGTCCAACTCATTGCTTCTCCTGTTCAGCGTGCATATACGGACACCACCACAACCGACCACACCACAACCTCAGCGATCAGCACCGTCATCCACGGGTGCTCCAGAATCCAATCGTTCATGCTCTGTCCTTAATCGTCATGGTCTCGCCCTGAAAGTCCAGACCGACCCACCCCAACCCCGAAGGATCGGCAACGCCTGCCCGGTTCTTCACCGTCGAGACCCGAAGCTGCTGCGCCCCGTAGTGATCGGAGCGGTGCATCGTCAGCACCAGCTCCGGTACCCGAGCGATCTGGCCTTTGATCCCCGACAGCGGGATCGGGTCACCCCCGTCGTTGTAAGACCCGGTGACGTGGTGCAACCCGACGACACACGCCTCGTAGTCTCGGGCTATCCCGCGAAGCGCCTCCATCGTCACCTCCAGACCGGCGAACGGGTCGTCGTCGTTGGCTCCCCCTGCGAAGACGTCGGTGATGTTGTCCACGACGATGAACTCGGGGAAGTCTTCGTGAAACTCCCCGTACGCTTGTATCGACGTCTCGATCTGCTTCAGATCGAGCTGAGTGCACACGAACTCGACCCGCGTCCCGCTCGGGTTGTCTGGGCCAGCCCGCTGTATCCGACGTCCGACGCTGCTTAAGTCTTTGGACCGGGCTATCTCAGCAGCCCGGTCTAGCTTCATCCCCGTCAGTATCGAGATCGTTCGGGCGAGCTGGGCTGTGGGGCTAGAGTCGGCGGAGAAGTACAGCGTAGGCACCCGAGACTTCAAGGCGTAATTCAAGACGAACGCCGACTTACCAGCCCCTGGCGGAGCGCAGATAAGTACGACCTGGCTCCGCTCGAAGATCACACCCTTCTCCCCAAGAGAGGGCCACACACTAGGCAGCGGCTCCCCTGATGATTGGTTTGCGTAGATCAGTTGGTCGGGTGCGTACATCGGCTCCTCGTTCTATGTCAACTATTAGTCCGCACGAAATTCACAAGAGAGCGAAACGTCGCACCTTCGGCAGATAGCGGGATCGGAGACCGGCTCGAACCTCTCGGCTTGGATAGCCTCTTCGAGCTCGTGGAACCTCTGTACCACCCGCTCCCGAGGCCAGTCGGTCAGGTCGTACGGGTACGTCCCCTTGCCGCTCCTTGCCATCCAGTAATACCCGCGTGTCGGCGGCTCGATCCCGTATTGCTGAGCCAACGCGACCGCGTACACCGCGAGCTGGAACTCGTCATCGGGAACCGACGCGCCTGTCTTCAGGTCGACCACGTTCACCACACCGTTCTCGACTGTCACCGCGTCGATGAACCCTCGGACGAGAACACCGTCGAGATCCACGTCGAACGACAGCTCTATCCCCGGAGTACCGTCTGGAGCCGTCCAGATCGTCTTGCTCGGCGTGTTGTCGGTCCACTTGATGAAGTTGTCCACATGCTCTAGCCCGATGCCGTAGCGGCGCTCTACATCCACTGGCCCTACATACTGACCCGAAGCGGACCAGAAGTCGAAGTTGGGCGTGTCCTTCGTGTACTTCCCGATCTCGTCGGAGTACGCCTCGCCGAACAACGTGTGAGCCTCTTCAAGGCTCATAGGGTTGCCCGCGAACTTGCGCTTCTCGTACTCCTCAGCAACGACGTGGACAGCAGACCCGTGGGCTAACCACGCAGCCGGCCTCGCCCAAACCTTGTCAATACGGGCCAGTTTGTACGCCCAACTACATCTGGTGTATTGGTTGTATTGGGAGACGGAGCGGTGCTGCCGCGTTTCTGTAACAACATCGCTCACGGGTCATGTCTCCTATTTCTGGCATAATAACTTTGCCGTAACGTCAATTCATCCCGCAAAAGAAAAGACCCCTCGGGGTCTATGAATTAGGTATCACCAGCTCCGACGACATAGCACTTCGGATAACCTGGCGAATCTGCTCGTCGGTCAGTTTGGGCCGGAAGTCGGCGGCGCATAGCCTGACCAATATCCATTCCCCCTGGTGCCACACCATATTCTCGTCTTCGCGGGTCTCTCGGAGCAACAGATCCACCCGCTCGGATTCGAGAAGCAGATCCCTCACTGGGCCGTACATCGGAGCGGTGTCTTTGACATACGGGCTGCGATACACCAGCATGTAGTGGCAGTGATCCTCGGGATCACCCGCCACCCAAGCCTTACATATCCAGGCGTACAGCCAACACTCGTCGGCGGCGACTACCTCCTGCGGTGTGTGTTCAAGCCCCCTGATTGCGAATAAATCTGCCAGCGTGTCCAGCGGCACCTTCCCGTTCCTTACCAGCCTTATCGCGCACCACCCCCTCGGGTGCGCGCATCGGCCATCGCGTTTTCTGTTACGGCGGGTCGGCCAGAGGCCAAGCCCAAATCATCTCTCCCTTTTCGGAAAGGGAGGTGTGTTTATTCACCCGTATGAGCAGGTTGTGGTCAGACGGTTTCCGCTTCCGAAGTGCCCAGCCCCCGACGCTGCTTACTCCGGTGATAGGAGGGATCGCCGGGTCGAACTCGACCACGGCGTTCTCGCTGCGAAGCCTTTCATAAAAGCCTCGAAGCCTTTTCAGTTTTTCCTCGGACATGCCTTTACCGCGTGTCGCGACGTACTCCGCGTGGTCACGAAGGCGTTTGTAAGGCATGGCGTGGCACAGCTCTGCCGGCACCTCGAAGGGCCATTCGTCCATAACGACCTGACGCGGCGTGCGAGAGCCACCGTAGTTGTGCACGATAAGGGATACCCACTGTCTGGAGACGCCGTACATCCGGGCGATTTCAGACTGAGAATAACCCTTACGCTTCCAAGCCTCTACGTCTGCGAGCGAAAGCTTTAGCAAGTCGCTGCTGGTTCGTGTCATTCCTTCTCCGATTGTGCGCCGCGTTCTGTCTACGCGGCGTGGGTCCGTTTACTGTCAAAGGTTTGTCCTTCGATTGTGTTGGCGCACGTCTCCTCTTTGGTGAAGAGAGTGGGCCTAGAATATTGTTACACGGCTCGCCCGGTCTTGTCTTGTCCTGCTCGGGTGCCTGCTTCTGGACTACCCCTGCTAACCGGAACGTAACCGAACATATCTTAGGTTTTCACCTGTTTGCTACCCCTTGTTCAAAGTCGCGTAACCAACCGGGTGTTGTATGGTCTGCTGCGCGGTTCGCTGGTGGTTGCTGATCGCTGGTAGATCTGTTACTGCGCGTTCGCTGTGAACGCCGTTTCGGTGTTGAAATCTTTTGTTGTCAAACCGTTTGCTACGGCTGTCTAAGTTAACGCAGGTTCGATGCAGAATCGACTCACTCCGAGACTGCCGGCGGCGTGCTGACCAACGGCAGGGCCAGGTCGAGCTCGTACACAGCCATAGGCGGGTCTTGCAGGATGAACTGCTGCATCAGCGCGACAGCTTCTGCCGGGTCGAAACCTTTAGGGAGCACCCGCTCCTCGGCTACCTTCCACTTATCGTTAGGCGGCTGCACCCAGAGCTGGATGCGGTGCAGGTTGGGTAGTGGGACGATCCGGTAGTTGGAACCTTCTCGTGTGAACGCGATGGTCATGTCAAACCTCCTCCATCAGCCGCAGAAGCTCGTAGACAACGCCGGACAACGGCACGCCTTCGGGATTCTGCGGGTCTAGGTACTCTGTCTGCTCTAGAAGGAACGCGGCCCAAACCTCGCCGGGTATCTCTATGCCGGCATCGTCTGTCTCCATGTCAAACCTTCTGTTTCGTTAGTAGCGGTGAGAGCCACGGCGTCGGCTCTATCAACCAGCGCATCAGCGCGGGTACCGGCCTTACCTTCAACTCGACGGTCATGCGTTGATCTCCCCCCGGTGGTCATGCCACGGGCACAGCTCGTTTACAGCCGAGATCACCCATACAGCAGCAACCTGCCGGTTAGGAACGTCGGACCACGAGGTGTTGACGAACACCCACTCGACAACCTCGGTGCCGTTGGCGCTGTCGAGCTGACCGCAGATAGCCAAGCCGTTAGACACCGCTGCTTGCGCGTCGTAGACGGTGATGCCGCTGTCGTTCAGCGATTGCAGGAACGTCAAACCGTCTGCGCTGGCGTTGCCGGCGAAAGCGATTCCGGCCCCGGCCAGGGCCGTGACTGCTGCTGAAGCGGCCAGTCCGCGCTTGATACCTTTGTTCATTGTCAAGCCTTTCTTATCGGTGTGTAGCCCAGCGCGGTACGGCGCTCGTTGGTGGTTGGTTTCGGTAGCATCCGCTCGTTGCGCTGCTGCGTTGTCACGTCATACCTCCCATTGCAAATTGTCGATAGCGCGAGGATCGCGGGACAGCTTGGCGAGGTCTGAGGTCGTCATGCCTTTTGACTGCGCCGCGCCCCAGACCAAGCGGGGTGATACTGCGCCGGCCAGGAGCGGCATGTCGTACTTGCAGAACGCGGCCATAAGCGCCGCGTCATCAGCGCGTGATGCGCCTACGTTGTTGTACCGGGCCAGTGCTGCGTCCATCATCGTATCTTTCATGGTGCTTATGTTATGCCTTTCTCTTGTTCTATGTCATGCGCTCCCCGTCACGGAATCGAACCGCGCTCTTGCAACCATGCCTTTCGGCCCAGGTGGGGATTGACGCTGCGCGGGTAGGGAGTCGCCGCGCAACGTCAAGCCTTACTTTTCAAACGGGTTAGGCATGGCTTCGATATAGCGAATCATGCACTCTGGGCACGACCACTCACGTTGATAAGGGCACCCCGTACGAGACAGGTTGTGCCTAAATCGACGCCAGCGCTTTCGCATCAGATGAACCCGTTAGCCACGCCGGCAGAGACCAGGCCCGAGTAATACGAAACGAACGACTCGGGCAATGCAGTTGGGTCTAACCCGGTCCAATCGTTATCCACGATTAACGCATCAGCGTCCCTGATGACTTTGTTAGCAGACTCCAGTTCTGCCATAAAGCGCCGATGGTGGTCTGTCTCTATTGGCTTGTATGCCTCGGTGGGAACCCACGGGAGCATTTCTGTTTACCTTTCGATTAGTATGTAGATGATCTGAACGATTCCCGCAAAAGCGACAATGCCGATACAAGCGAGAAGGATGTACCCTAGCCAGCGGTCAAGGCTATTCATCAGCAGAACCAATGACGCCGGCAATACCTGCTCTTGCCGTCTCGGTCCCGGTCGGGGTTATCGTTCTCCCGAGCCGACGATGCCTCTTCGTTGCACGTCGGGAGCTGTCCGTTAGCGACGTGCCAGCGGCTGTCCTCGGCCATACCTCCATGCTCAGCGACGTGAGCCGCTGAGCGTGGAGCACACGGCACGGCGCTTGCTTCTGGTGCCGGCACTAGCGCGGCACCTGTCAACGCTCCCAGCGTGGCGAGCAGGGCCAGGAAACGGACCCATAGCTTTGTCATTCCTCGTCGCACCAGCCTTTGACTGTCACGCCTGGAAGGTCCCTAAGCAGTGAGACGGCATGGTCTACCGCTTCTAACTGCCTGTCGCTCATTCCGGCCAGGTCCACGTTTACCGTTACCGATACGGTTGTGTTGTTCATACCTTTGTCCTTCTCTTAGCTTCTGCGGTCAATGCGACAGCGATACCTATACGGGCGTTGTGCTGCCGGGTGCGGTGGTGCTTTCCGCACCCACACCCCGGCGAGCATGGTTGGGCCGGCATCACGCCTCTTTGACAATGCGTAGCGCGGCAATCATGCCCGACAGAAACTCAGCAACCTCACGGGCTGAGCCGAGATTGGAAAGCGAGTTCACAGCTCCCGATTCGCCGATATATTGGTGGACCTGATACCCGCCATAAGCGGAGTACAGGTTCAGGAAACCTTTGTGGTTGTAGCCACCGTTCTCGCCACCGTCGGGGTCGAACCCGAGCATTCCGTTGATGATGCCTATCTTGGCCTCAAGATGCTTTCGTGTAACCCTCATGTCTCTTGCTCCCTTTATTGTTGGTTAGATGTTTCTGTTGGTCGCTTGGACAACTTCTGCGATAGCATCAAGCGTGTCTGCATTCCACGCGGGGCCACGCATAAGAACGGCCATAGCGTCCATTGCTTGTGTGTCGCTGATGTAGCCGTCTGAACCAATTTCGATTCCGAGAGCCTCTATTGTCGGTCGGTGGAATGATTCCATTTTATTGTTCTCCCTTTGTGTGTTGTGCAATGCGCGCCCTGCCAGGTAGTCGAAACCTGGCCCGCATAGCGGGACCGTCAGGGCTGTAGTGCTTATGCCTCTAACCACGCGAGGTAATCGGACAGCGTGTCCTCGTACCACTGCTTAGCGACCACATCAGCCGGCATAGACCGGATACTGATAACTCCGGTGCTGGCGATAGACGCTATCCACGCGCCGATCAAATCTTCATCGGCTACAGGCCCGTAAGCGTCGAGCGTGTCCGAGAACGCTTCCCGTATCTCGGCCAGCTCGTTCTCGCGGTTGGCGACGTAGCCGAAGTACCCGGTAGGCGACTCAACATCGCCGTCCGATGCGATAAACCATCCCTCGTTAAGCATCGCTTTAAACAACGCTTCTTGTGCCGTGTCCATGTCCTTAAACCTTTCCGGTCAACAGGTGGATATTCGACTTAGCGTGCGCTACAGCTTCGGCTATCAAGTCGGGTCCGTAGCCGTGGATGAAATCTTCACCGTCATCGTCAAAGCCGCCGGCGTCAGTCATCCACAGCGAATCACTGCCTAGGTCGATGCCGTGCCGCGAAGCGGTGACGATAACGCCGTAAGGCGAATCTTCGGTCTCGGCGTCGAAGTCCGGGACCAGATCAACGCGAAGATCGAAACCTTCGACGGGCTCCAGCTCTCGGCTCATTAGTATGTCGTGCATGTCTCTTCTCCCTCGTTCATTGTCAATTGCTTGTGCGTGGATAGCTAGGGATCGAACCTAGTAGCGTGATGCCGCCAAGCGGTCTGCATCTATTCGATGCCGAGCGCGAGCGCCAGCTAGAGCCGCCAGGATCATTCCATCCTGCCAACGGCTATCCATCGTGCTTATTCAGAGAACACGTATACTCTGGGGTACCGCCGTATGGTCTACGTGTCTTGTGCTGTTGTCTTGCTTCTCTCGCGTGGCCGGCTGTTGTGATCCGGTACGTCTGAGGTTGTCTGTTCAGTAAAGCAGGGCTGTGGTTCTATGTCAAGTCTTTGAAAGCGACAGCCCAACCGTCGGGCACCGTCTCGGCGTCTCCGGTAGGGTCATCCACCAAACCATCAACGATAACGGCGACGTAGTAGCCGGCGTTCTCGCGGATGAAGCGTTCCAAACCTCCACCGATATACTCAGAAGCGTGCATGATCGCGCCGTTGTAGCTGTCCTGGCCGGTGAAACCTCGAAGCAATTGCCAATCGCCGTAGCCGGCCATATCTATGTCAAAGTCAGAAGCACCCGGTTGCTTGATAGCCTGCCCGTCAGCGTCTAGGTAGACGTAAACAGTCTCGGGTCCGAACACTGTGTCATCGTATTCGTCTGTGACATTGCCGTTACCGTCTGAGTAGACAACGTGCCCGAAACTCATAAGCTCATTAAGCGGAGTGTTCATGCTTGCGCCCTGTCACTCATGAGTAGACCGTTGGCGTAACGGACGCCGGCGACAGACTCAACAACACCTCGCCGCGACTTAGAGAGTCCGTGTACCACGGCGTGATAGCTCTCCGTTACCGGAGACGGCACGGACACGCCACCGCTGATTACCGCTTCGTAGTACTCCGAAGGAACGGAGTAGTAGTCTGCCGCGTCTTCGGACTCTCCGTTGCGGTCGAGTGAAGGCAGGAAAGCCAGCACATCAGCTATCCATTGGACCGAAGGCATAACGAAGACTGACGTTTCGACCTCCAGCTCTTCGTCACGCTCCGTGGTGCGTGAGACTGTGAAGTAGCGGGTGCCTTGAATACCCTGCATGAAGTGTCGGTACCGGCTGCGCTCGTACTCGTCTTCGGGCAAGCCGTAGAATACCTTCTCGTAATGGTAATCGCCGGCTGAAAGTACGTTGCTTGATATGTT